TTCATCATCGCAGAGCAAGAGCGAAGTGGATTCAGATTCGATGAAGCTAAAGCTCTACAATTACTATCTGTTCTTAAAACTAAGTTGGACGCTATTTGCGTTGAAATGCAGAGCATCTTTCCTGCCAAAGTCACATCTGGTCGCACCCACAAAACAACAGGTAGACCCCTTCCCGACATCGTGGAAGACTTCAATCCCGGAAGTCGCCAGCAAATCGCAGAAAGGCTCATTGAAAAAGGCTGGAAGCCGAAAAAGCGTACCCCGAAAGGTAACATCATCGTCGACGAAACCACGCTCGAAGGCATCGACATCCCAGAAGCGAAAGCCATCGCTGAGTACTTGATGTTACAAAAGCGGATAGCACAGGTTGAAAGTTGGATTGATGCTATTAAAACTGATGGGCGTGTTCATGGACAAGTAATTACTAACGGCGCAGTCACAGGTCGTATGACACACCACAGCCCTAACATGGCACAGGTACCTAATAGCGGTAGTCCCTATGGTCCTGATTGCAGAGAACTTTGGACAGTTAAGAAAGGATATAAATTAGTTGGCATTGACGCAAGTGGTTTAGAGTTGCGGATGCTGGCTCATTATATGAAAGACGATGCGTATACTAATGAAGTTGTATCAGGCGACATTCACACAGCAAACCAGAAAGCAGCAGGGCTTGAGACAAGGAACCAAGCTAAGACTTTTATCTATGCATTCCTCTATGGTGCGGGAGCTGCCAAGATTGGGTCAATTGTTGGAGGTTCATCGAAAGAAGGACAAGCACTCATTGCTAGTTTTCTACGCAACACGCCGAGGCTTAAACAATTGCGGGAAAAGGTTTCTCGTATCTATGCTCAGAAAGCGTGGCTACCGGGTCTTGACGGACGCAAGTTACTCGTTCGCTCGGAGCATTCAGCGCTCAACACGCTATTGCAAGGCGCAGGTGCGATAGCAATGAAGCAGGCACTGGTGATATTCAATAAGCGTTTGCGCCAGTCACAGATTGATTATAAGTTCGTAGCCAATGTTCATGATGAATGGCAGGTTGAAGTAGAAGAGAATCGTGCAGACGAAGTCGGCAAACTAGGCGTACAGTCGATTGCCGATGCTGGTGTGATATTAAATATGCGCTGTCCATTAAGTGGCGAATATCGTGTAGGTAATAACTGGAAAGAGACCCATTAATGGATAAAAATAAAGAAGACATATTAGGAATGACTGTTGTTACCGCTTACAAGAATGGTACTTACAGTTTAGAATCTTCTTTTGACCTTGAAGAGACCTACGAATTATTAAAGGATGCTTTACTTGATATTGAGGATGGTACACTGGAAGCCAGTATTGATTACAGTACTCAAACATTACAGTAACTATTTCATATAATGAAATCATATAGTTGTAAGTTGTTGTATAATAGCAGTTGCAGTATTTCTAAAACCAGTTGTAGATAAGGAGAGTATTATGGAAATGAAACCAGTAAAAATTCAAGCAGAAGTTCAATGGGCTTTCTTTGACCGTGTTAACGAAATGAGTGGTAAGTTCCAATGCGACTTAGCCAATCTATCAGACAACGCTGTTAAGGCGCTAGAGTCTATCGGTCTTGCACCACGCAAGCGTGAGGACAAACCTGAGAAGGGTTGGTTCTTAACTGTGAAGTCAAACTATGCTATCCAGCCGTACGATAAGTCTGGCAATGAAATCAAGGATACTGTTGGTAATGGTTCTAAAGCAATTGCACTCATCAAGCCTTACGAGTGGAAGTGGAAGAACAAGAATGGTGTCTCAGCTTCATTAGCAAAGATTGTTATTACTGATTTAGTCAAGTACAGCGCCGATGGTGTTGATGCTGACGAAAACATGGATGATGACATCCTGTGATAACAGCGCTGATTGACGCTGATTCGTTAATCTATGCAGTAGGCTTCTCTAGCAACGATGTAGAGGAGTCTATTGCAGTTTCACGACTTGAGCAGACAATGGTTGAGTTGTGTATGGATTTAGATTGTGAAGACTATAAAGGATTCCTGACCGGTAAAGGTAACTTTCGAGATACTTTAGCGGTAACTGCGCCCTATAAAGGACAACGCACTTCTGAGAAACCTGTGCATTTTCAAGCACTTAGGTGTCATTTAGTTACATCGTGGGGCTTTACAGTCGTCAAAGGAATCGAAGCGGATGATGCTGTTGGTATCGCTGCTTATGCGGTTCCAGAAAACGAAACAATCATGGTTCATATCGATAAAGACCTGAACCAGTTTAGAGGTTGGCATTACAACTATCGTAAAAAAGAAAAGTATTATGTCTCAGAGTTTGAAGGCTTAGTGTCTTTTTATACACAGATATTAACTGGCGACAGGATTGATAATATCGTTGGATTAAAAGGCATTGGACCAGTTAAAGCAAAGAAACTATTAGCGGACTGTACCAATGAAACCGAACTGTTTAAAGCCGTTTTAGAAGCGTATGACGGCGATGAAAAGCGTGTCTTAGAAAATGGACAATTATTGTGGTTACAACGAAAGGAAAATGAACTGTGGCAGTTACCCCAGATATAATTCAAATCTCATGGATTGATGCTGTTGCTGACTCCGGATGGGAAGAGAAAGTTAAAGCAGAGATTCACCAGTGCATTACTGTTGGTTTTCTAGTTCACGAGACGGATGAAGCCATCTGTATTGCGTCTACATGGTCGGACACTGAAACCAACGCTAGGATGCACATTCCCAAAGCATGGATTAAAGATAGAAAGGTATTAAATGAAGCCACAGTCAGCGAAAGCAAAGGGACGAAACCTACAAAAGTGGGTAGTAAAAGAGTTACTAAAAAGGTATCCGCAACTAAGCGAACTAGATTTACGCAGTTGTCCGATGGGGAGTCACGGTGAAGACATTGTGATGTCTCAGTTTGCTAAAGATGAAATTCCAGCATCAATTGAATGTAAATCGTTAGCAAAGGTGGCAGTGTATAAGTATTACGAACAAGCAAAGTCACACGGCGATTATGAACCGATTGTGATTGTCAAGCAGAATGGCAGTAAACCTTTAGCAGTAATTGATGCAGAAGTATTATTTAACATGATGGCAAGATAGAAAGGAAACACAATGAAAGATTTAACCAATACTTATCGTTTTAGCTATGAGTCTGAGTACGACGATGACGGCACACAATATGGTTATCCAAAAGAGAAATCAGTTGAAATGACAGTATCGCATTCGTCAGACACAGAATGGACTGCAGTGATGCTTGATTTTGCAGACTTCCTAAGCGGAGTTTACGGCTATGATGTAAAAAACAAACTTCGGTTTATTGATTATCATGGATATTTGCTGTCACGAACTGCAGAATACAGTATTGAAAATCCTGATGCTCAACAAGAACTAGACCTTGACAAGTCTGATGAAGATAAGGAATGGTCTTGAAAATCCTACTACTAGATATTGAGTCAAGTCCTAACACAGCTCATGTGTGGGGTCTTTGGCAACAGAATGTCAGTATCAACCAGTTAATGGAGTCTTCTTATGTCCTATGCTACGCAGCAAAATGGCTAGGACAGAAAGATGTACTGTTTGATTCTGTACATCAATCAAGACCAAAGACAATGCTGAAAGGAATTCATGCCCTTCTTAACGATGCAGATGCTGTGGTTCATTATAATGGTACTAAGTTTGATATTCCTACACTTAACAAGGAATTCTTACTACATCATTTTAATCCACCATCGCCTTATAAACAAATTGACCTACTGCGTGTTGTTCGTAGCAATTTTAGGTTTCCTAGTAACAAGCTGGACTATGTAGCACAACGCTTAGGATTAGGAAAGAAACACGAACACGAAGGACACGAGTTGTGGGTCAAGTGCATGAACGGAGATAAAGATGCTTGGAAGCGTATGGAAAAGTATAATATACAAGATGTCGTTTTACTTGAGTCGTTGTACGGCACTCTTCTTCCTTGGATTAAGTCTCATCCTAATCACAATCTCTTCTTGGATGGACACCATTGCCCGAATTGTGCTTCGACGAATCTGCAAAAAAGAGGCAGTGCTATATCTACTACAGGAGCGTATCAACGCTATCAGTGTCGAGATTGCGGAACTTGGTCGCAAGGAACAAAGTCTATTAAAAAATCAGCGGAGGTGAAATATTATGGATGATAGTCCAGTCGCAATGCCAACACCGTTTGGCTACATTCAACCACAGACATTAGCGCAAGTCATTGAAAAATATCAAAAAGGCATGGAAGACCCCGGTGATGTCC